ACATTTGACCTAATTAATCAGGCAGCAACACCTGCACCAGGTGAAGAACCAACACCAGAAACACCTGGTACATTACCTGAACCAGGTGGAACAACAACAGATACAGGAGGAACACTTGGAGGTGAGTTCCAAGGACCGGCACTACCACATTGGTCAGATATCAATGTATATGATACAGTTGGAAAGATGTTTGCAGCAGCAGCACAACAAATTAGGCATGGGATGGAAAAAAATAAAAAAGGTTCGCCAGAATATGAGGCTGCTCTGAAAGAGTATACAGAATTAACTGGTGGTCCAGGAGGACCAGGATCAGAGACTATGTTTGAGAACATATCAGTGAGATTCGAAGCAATGCAAGCTGAGCTTGATAAATCATTAAGAATAGCAGAACAGGAGAAAGAATACAGAGAACAGTTTTCAATTACTTTAGTAAAAGGAATTTGGGATATTACTTCTCTGGAAAAATTCCAAAGAGAACAAATGAACCAAGAAGTGGTGGAAATGGCAAGAGATGTAGCAACAACAGGGGCTCAGTTAACATCAATATTAGCAGGTATAAGAAATAAGGCTAAAGGATATCGTGGTTCTGGAGGAACATCAGGTGGAGGATTATTTACAGCAGGTATATCAGGAGTAATGGCAGCAGGATCATTAGAAAATTATCAAAAAAGTGTTACGAAACATGGGTATGCATTTCAACATGGAGGTATGATTAATGAGCCAATTTGGGGTATAGGATCAAGTGGTCGAAGTTATACATTTGGAGAGGCTGGACCTGAAATGGTAACACCAATGGGTAAAGGTGGTGGGGTTGGACCAGTAACTATTAACGTCAATGTAGATAAAATTAACAGTGATGTAGATTTGGAAAAGATTAAACCTGTAATAGAGAGGGCGTTACTAGAAGTACACTCAAGGAGGGGAATAATATAGTCGACATACAGATTAAGTGTGTAGCTCCATCAAGTGGGGATTTTGGTAATTTACTATTTACATACTCTATAAGAAACATTGAATCATTAGCCATAGATCTTACGCAACCAGTAAGTGCAATGCCACTACCACAGGCTATATTAGGAGATGCAGAGAATGTGTTGGTAAAGGCAGAGGGTAACTCAATAAGGTTTTCTGTTTCATGGGTTTTGCATGATGACGATACTTCTGTTGTAACGTCAGATGGTCATACTATAAGTTCATCTAAATATGATAGTTCTGTTGGTCTGGCAGATGAACAGGCTAGATTTTTAACTGAGGAAATGCAGTGTAAGGGCGTAGAGTATAAGTACCAGATAATTATTGGCAATACTGGAATCAGTAGATATGGTCTTATAGAAAAATTAAGCCTACAAAAAAGTGGATCAACACCTGTAACATGGAAAGCCACACTACAGTTTATCGCAGGAGATGTGGTCTCAATAGAGAATTAGAATGGCTAGAGTAAAATTATTCATCAATGGTGTTGCAAAAACAATACTTACAGCAGATTTAGAGAAATCTGGAGAGCGTGCAATAGATCAGATAAAAATGATGCTTCCTGCAAATGTTGGTGTGGAAGTAAACGACAAGATTTTATATGTTCAAGACTTTATGGATTTGGCAAAGTTAAATGCAATATACAACTTTCAATCTTCTGTAAAGGATGGAAGTGGTAATGCAAACCATGGAACTGCTACAGCTATTACATATGGATATGACACATGGGATGGAAAATCAGCAATTTTTAACGGAACATCAAGTAAAGTAACAATACCAGATGATAACAGTATAGACCTTTCTGGTCAGTTTCATATATTCATTTGGGCAAAATGGACAGCAACAGCATCAGGTTCTTTATTTTCAAGAAGCCCATTAAAGATAAATGTTAATGCTACTACTGCCGGAGATGTAAAAGTTATATTAAACACAGATACTATTACCAGTTCTACTGCTGGATATAATGATGGTGATTTTCATCTGGTGGAAATAAAAAGAGATGTCAACAATCTTGTTACATTAAGTATTGATACTATATCAAAGGGAACTGTTACCTCATCTGTTGACCTATCCAATTCAACCTCATATGAAATAGGTCATGAAGCAACTGCCGGTTATTTTAACGGACAGATTTCAAGATTAAGACTCTATAAAGGAGATACACTCTCAAGTGAGGACTCTACAAGAATATTCACAAAAAGAAATCCGAGATCCACATTAAAATTTGGTGGGTATGTGACAAAAGTAGAGAATGTTATATCACAAAAAGATGTAATAGCACAGAGTTTTGGAAAGATTTTGGGTGAAACGGAAGTTAGGGGAGAAGTTTATGATGATAGATCAATAGATTACATAGTCAATGATTTAATTACAAGCAACACCACTTTTGCTTATTCAAATGGTGGGGTTCCTTCTACTCTACTAACAACAAGATATACAGCAGATGGAAAACTTATAGATATTGTAAGGGATCTTGCCACATTAACAAACTCTACATTTTTCACTACAGGCTCGGAAGAGTTCTTCTTTGTTCCAAAGAGTTATACTGAAACTGCATTGGAATTTACACATGGAGACAATGCTGATGTAACAGGCAGTGGTTTTGACGATACGGAAATAGTAAATGACCTTACAGTGTTGGGTGAAAACAAACGTTATTCCACTACACAGACAATGAATGGTGATGGTAATGAAACAGAATTTGTATTAACATTTAATGCAATCAGATCAAATGTAAAGGTTGGTGGTACGGAGCAAACACCGGAAGAAGATTTTGAAATAGACTCACTAGGAAGACTTATCACATTTACAACAGCTCCGGCAAGTGGAACAGGCAATATAGTTGTTGAATATGAATATGAACTTCCATTATATTTTAGGGGAAAGAGAGAATCAAGTATAGCTGCATATGGTGTTCACGCAAAAAGATTAAACATGCCTTGGATTGCAAACAGATTTGATGGAATAAGATTTATCCAATCATACCTAAACAGATACAAGGATATAACAGAGAAAATACAGGTTGTTCTTGGGTATCTTTTTAATGGAGTAGAGGAGGGAGATGTGGTCCAGGTAATAAACTCTGTAAAGGCTATAAGTGGTGACTTTATGGTTAAAAGCATACATTGGAAATACCCAGAACATACTACTACTATAGAGGTAGGAGAATATTACTTTGGATACTTTGAGTCAGACAAGCAGATAGTTCAGAAACTTCACGATTTAGAGGGTGCTATAACAGCAAATAAGATAATAAGACTTTATGAATCTCCTGAAGAAATATTAACTTTGAATGATATAGTTATTCAAATCGTATCTGAGAATTTCACAGAAAGTTTAAGTATGACAAGCTCTCCTAATATATATGATATGCAAACAGCAACATGGGGTAGTACAAATTATGGCTCTAAGAGGGCAGGAGTAAATACAGGGAGCGTGTATACAAGTGGCTAGAGAAAGAACACCCCTTAATGGATATGTCCATATAAAAGCATGGGAAAAACAAGCAGATGGTTCTGAGAAATTGATAAAAGATGATACTATAAAGAATTTAGTTGTAACAGTAGGAAAGGATGCCATTTTGAAATTTTTAGGGAATATAACTGGTGGTGGATATGTAGATGATATAGGAGTGGGTGATTCTACAACTGCTGCTGCTGTAGGTCAGACAGACTTACAGGGCACTGCCGTTTGGAAAACTATCGTAACAGCAGATAGGGTATTCATAACACCAACACTCTATATTAGTACAGAATTTGGATATAGTGAGGCTAATTTTACTTGGAATGAAATGGGTATAAGGGATAACCAAGGTACTCCTATTCTATGGGCTAGGCAGATAGATGCTTCCCCACTAGTAAAAACATCAAGCAAGAGGGCGATAGTAGAATGGCAATTATCCATGTGAGGTATGTAGATGACAAAGATACTCATTCCACGGTCTGATTCTGTTTCAGCGAAAATCATAGAGCCATCAGATTTTGAAAAATTAAACACTCCTGACATAGTACCAGATTACAAATATTCTGGCTTTACCCTCACAGCAGGGTCAGGTCTGGCAGTAAATGTATCATCTGGGGTATGTAGGCTAAAGGGATTATATCTTGAAAGTTCTGCATCGGAGACAGTATCATCACTGACAGCGAGTGATGTAAATTATATTTATGTTAAACTTGCCAGGGATTCAGCAAGCGAGGCAGAGTCTTGGGATTTTGATAAGAATTTAACTGGAACAACACCAACAGATGCTTTCTTTATTGGAACAGCAACAACAAATGGTTCTGCTGTAACAGCAGTGGATCAAACTAATGTTATTGACATTGCAATTCCAAGGTCAGAGCATATGTATTATGGAGATGGAAGAGATGGAGATGTTACCATATCATCAAATACCAGTATAACTGGATTAAAAAGATATAATAATTTAACAATAAATGCAGGACAGACATTAACCTCATCGGAAACAACAAATGGTTCTTTAATAGTACAAGTAAAAGGCACACTGACAATCAATGGTACTATCAGTATGGATGCAAAAGGAGCTAGAGGAACTGATGGTGGTGCTCAAGCTGCTGGTGGTGCTGCTCAGGCAGTTAATAATCCCGGTACTATGGATCCGGGAGATCCTGCAAATGAGGCTGAAGTAAACAGAAATTGGGGATGGAAAGATACTGGTATAGCAGGAATTGGACTTGCTGGCTCTGGTTATGGTGGTCCAAATGCAGATACTAATCCCGGATTAACATCAGCACCTCCTAACACAAGATTAAATAGTCAATATTATATTTCTACTGCCATGCCACATATGTATGGAGCAGGAGGCTCAGGTGCTCGAAGTGGTGCTGGTGGAGACAGTGGAACATCAATGACATCTTATACATCAGGAGCAGGAGGTCATGGAGGAGCAGGTGGTGATGGTGGAAACGGAGGAGGAGGAATATTATTAATGGCACAAATTATTGTATTTAATTCTGGAGCTGTCATCACAGCAGACGGAGAAAATGGAGAAGCTGGAACTGGTGGATCTGGTGGAAGCCAAGGTGGTGGAGGTGGAACTTCTACTGATGGTGGATCTGGTACTGGAGGTAATGGTGGTGGAGCCGGTGAAGGAGGTCAAATCGTACTTTTATATAATAAATTAACAAATAGTGGACAATTTACAGTCACAGGAGGAACAGGAGGAACAGGAGGAGCAGGAGGCACAACAAATGGCGTGCAAGCTGGTAATGGGTCTGCTGGTGGAGATGGTATAGCAGGATTGACTACACTAACACAAGTTACCAATTAGTGAAAAGAATACTTAAATACTAAGTTATGAAAGAGATAAACATGAGAATTAACCCAGACCTAAACATCTGTGTTGTAAAGACTAACACAAAAACAGGAGAAAAGAGTTGGCATTATGGTAAAAATATAGTAACTAATGATGGAGATTTATATTACGCACAACAGGCAGTAGAAACAGGTACACCAACAAGTGACTTTGGTGGTGCTAATGGTAGAATGGAATTACGAACTGGATCAGCAACACCAGCAAAAGGTGATGTTTTTACACAAGTAGCCACACCTATACCAACTTCAATTCAGGAAATCACATCTGGATACCCAAAAGTTAACGATGCAGATTCTGACATTACAGGAGCAGGAACAGATGTTGTAACTTGGCTAGGAACTTGGTCTACAAGTGACTTTAACTCTAACGCAATCATTGGTGGATGTATACACGTTGCTGGAGGAAACTCAGGAGCAACAACACCAGGAGCAACAAAACTATTAACACATTTCAGTCTTACAAGCTTTAACAAGACATCAAGCGATACCTTGAAAATATTCGTCAATCATACCTTTAACGGAACATGAGCATGAGAGAAGTGTTCGAGCTTCTTGAGAAACTTTCTGGAAAAAAAATACCTAGAAAATCAGCAAATGGAGATACAGGTCTTAACGCAAAGATAGAATTTGGAGAAAATGTGGTGGTAAAGCTTGGCTAGAAAACAAATTTATGACCATGTAAAAGTAGTAGATACCAGTACTTATCCAGACGATGGTTCAAGTGAAGTTGGTTCCAATGAGTGGAACGCCTCTCTTAACCCAGCAGGGATGCTTGGATTTACACCAGCAACAGCAACAATCACGATAGCAAGTGGAGTAGCAACTGTAACAGATTCTGTAACTGTTGTAGCAGCAGAGTCAAGTACAAGTGATACATTACAAAAACTCGCATTAACAAACACAAACCAATATGATTTAATTTATCTATTTGCAGATACAGGAGATACCATAACATTAGAGCATGGTGACTTGAACGCAGATGGAGAGATTAGTACAGTCAGTGGTTCTAATGAAACACTATCAACAACAACTCCAACAATCCTTATCAGAAAAGGAAACTATTGGTATGGATATGGTGGTGGAGTAGTAAACGCAGTAAGTGATATAGGAGATGTAACAATATCAGGCATCGCATCAGGCGAATTATTGAAATGGAATGGCTCAGCATGGATTAATCAAACTTTAACAGAGGCAGGTATAGTAGATGGTAACCTGGGAACACCTTCAGCATTAGTAGGCACAAATATCTCAGGCACAGCAGCAAGCTTAACAGCAGGAGCTGTTACTACCAACGCAAACCTAACAGGCGAGGTAACAAGTTCAGGTAACGCAACAACAATAGCAG